CATGTTTTTACTTTATCTATATATACTTTAAGATATTTCCGTATAAAATCTCCTACTTTTATATCTTCATTAAAATATTTAATAGTTATACAATTACACATTAAGTTAGATATAGTAATAGAATTAATTACTTCTTGTTCACAATTAGCTAAATTAATTAAATCAAATAACTTACTTAGTAAATGAGCTAATGATGATATAATATATGTAATAATATCTTCAAAATTAGATTCTGATGCTAGTATTTTAGTTTTAGGTATATAACTAACATTATATTCAACTTTAGGTATGTCATAATTTATAAAAGTAGAATAATAACCTATTTGATTTATTATATCTTGTAATCTAATAGTAGAAGTTTTAATTTTTGATACTATTAAATATTTTATAGATAAATTTGCTTTAATAATACATTTAGATATATATCCTTTATTAACTAAGACATTAGAAACAACTTTCTTAAGTGGTTCAGCTAATAGTTCGAAATTTTCATTAGATCTAAGATCATCAGCTGTTATATCTCCTATTACTTTATTATTTAAAGAATAATCAAATTTAGATAAATATGCTCTGGGTCTAGCACTTAATGTAATATCAAATTCTTCAAATTTTCTTCCATACATTACACATTTAAGAAATTCTTGTTTTATAGGATTTCCATAAGTAAAGAATTCTAATACATTACTATCAGAAAGATTGGAATCAATATTAAGATCATAATCTACTTGAGTTATATTTTTATATTCTTTATCTAGAAAATAAAACTTAGTATGATCAATTCTTGAAGCTAATATAATATCTGATTTAGCTATATTACTGTAAGCTAATCTGCCTGAGTAAGATAAAATGGATCTAATTATTATTTTAAGTTTTTCTTCAGGAGTTTTATTATATAATAATTCTGCTAAATAAACATCTGGCAAATCAGTTCCTTCTTCTACAGTAATATAATTTTGATATCTTGGAAAACAACTTCTTAAAACATCTAATGACTTAGTTTTAATTTTAATAGGTTGAGTTACATTAGGAAGTATATCTAATTTTTTGACAAACATTAATTCTACTAAACTCTTTATTTTTGAAACACTTTTTCCTGCTAACAATAATCGAACTTTATTAGCATCTCCACCGAAAACATATAACATAGAAAAAGGTGCATAAAAAATTCCTCCAAGTTCTTCTATAGTATCATAATTGTTATAAACTGGATTATAATTTTTCATACCTGGTAAATAACTGAATAGTTTTCTGATATAAAAAGATACAAATCTAACAGCAAATTCATACCAAACAAATCCTGCTCCATTTTGTACTGCTTCTATTAGAGCTGATGTCATACTTTTAACACTAATGCTATAAGATCTTAAACTGACATCCGAAGTAATAGAAGAAATAAATTTAATAACTGGTCTCACTGTATTAATAAAAATAGAATAATTAGATAAATATTCACAAATAATGCTTATTGTATCTTTAGTAGGATTATTTTTAATTTGATGTAAAGATTTTCCTAAATTAATGCATCTTATATAAGCAGTAATATTATTTATACTATTAGAACAATGACTATCTGTAGAATCGTCTGAATGTACTATAAAAAAAGACTTAACAGGTACTGTAGGATCTATATTTGAAACTTCTGGTCGTTCTTTTGCTAATATTCTATAAAATGATGTGCTAAAAATATAAGAACATAAATGCTTAAAGGAAGAAAGAGAATTAAAGAAACCTTCTGGCCAACCATTTTTAAGTCTTGGAGAAGTTTCGTTAAATACTTTTTTTACAGAATC